GCTCGACCAATGGGCAAAGGCTTGTCCTATAGATGATTTTGTCAAGCAGATTTTCTTTCTTGCTGTGAAGTGGAAGCTCCGCGTTGTCTATGTTGAAGCTGTGGCAGCACAGAAGTACTTGCTCTATCATCTGAATTACTTTGTCGAAGAGCACAAGCACTCACATCCAGAGCTTAGCGGTATTCAATTTCTTCCCCTCAAAACTCCTCAAAATGCCAACGCTAAAGCTGAACGAATCGAGAATTTCATCCCTCTTGTGGAACGCCATGAACTCTGGCTAGACTCAAACAACTGTGCAGAGTTCAAGGAAGAAGTAGAACAGTATGGTCAGCGTAAAGGTCTAATTGACTTGCTCGATGTTCTATCCTACGGTCCACAGATTTGGAAATTTGACAAAGTTTCTCAGGAGCATGTTGATGAATTCATGCTCAAACAACGGGTGCAGTTTGTAAAACGTATGACAGCAGCAGCAGCGTAGGAGGAGAATAAACATGGATTGGGCAGCATGGGGACCAACGATTGTAAGTCTTATCACAGCGATTTTCATTGCTGGTATGATGTATGGGAAGATCAAAGATCACGACGGACACTTAGCAAGACATGACGTGGAGCTTGATACCATGCTTACACGTCTAAACTTCGGTGAAATTGAAATAGCCAAACTTCAAGCGTGGCGTGATGGGTACAATGCCGCAGCATGCAAGAGCTGCTTTGAGCAGGAGCACGTAAGATGAACATTCCAGTGCCGTTACAGTTGGTTCTTTTGTTCTATGTTGTAAACTCTGTCGCCTCGGCTTTGGTACAGGCTCTACCTGTACCAAATGGTGGTGTAGGTTATACGTTCATTTATAAATTCTTGAGTTTGCTGACAGCAGATTTCAAGAGTTTCAGTTCCACAATGCCTATGCCAGTGCTTACGATACAGAATTCTACTGGTCAGATTGACACAGTGTCTAAGCCAGTTAATTCTCCAAATACAACAAACACAGGGATTCTCTAATGCCATACCAGCCACCTACTGAAGTAACGCCGAAGCTCATTGGAGAAGATAACTTCAATGAGATCTGTGATTTTGTTAAGGACAAGATTGCACATCTTGATCGACGTTTGCAGACTTTCAGAACCGAGAAGTTGCCAGAATATGTACGATTGTACAAGGCTCGCCCGAAGAATAAAGAAGCCGACTGGCCTTGGCCTGGCGCAGCGAACTTAGTAATTCCTATCATTGGTACCGCCTCAGATGAACTTCTTGCTCGCATTATGGGTGGGATTTATATGTACGATCCACTCTGGGCGGCGACAATGAGTGGAGGATTGCCGAAGAAAGATGGGGAAGAGTTAAAGCAGGTTGTTCAGAATTTCCTGATGGACATGGCCTATGCGCCAGATGAGCTTGATCTTTATAGGGTGGAGCAGAGCGCGTTTCACAGTGCGATCAAGTATGGTACAGGAATCATCTACACACCTTATGAGTACGAGACGCAGGTAGTACGTGAGTATAAATCCGGCGGAACTTCAGTAGAGGATGAGCTTGTAGTTTCAGAAGATCGCATCATCACTAAGCGTGATGGTCCTCATCCTGAGTTATTGCCGCTTAACAGATTTATTTTTGATCCTTCAGTGCCAAAACTTGAGAACATGAAGCTCTTTGGACATATTGATTCACTTGATATGTGGGCAGTGCAGGATCTTAAAGCAAAGAGTCCTTATTACAAACAGTCAGATATTGAGAAGTTGCTTAGTAATCCTGACGCTGTTCAAGAAACAGAGATGGAACGGGAGATCAATGAGCAGTTTTCGATTGATTCCTCTGGTGTAGATACTGGTGCAGCACGGTGGTACATTTACACAGTGTTCTTCACATACTATCTTAGCGGCAAGGAGTATTCTTTCCAGGCAAAGTATCACAAGAATTCTGAGAAAATTCTGTGGATAGCTTTTAATAACTATCCTAAGAACATGCTTCCATATCAGGACATGAAATTAGCATATGATGATGAGTCTTATCTTGGCACAGGTTTTGCTGAGATGATTCATATGATTCAGAAGGAATTGTCGAACAATAATAACTGGCGTACAAACAATCGTAACATGGCGATGCTAGGTGTGTGGCGTGCTGATCCTGAGTCTAAACTTGGCTCTATGCTAGATGTGTTTCCTGGCGTTGTGTTGCCAGGTCGTAAGGATGAGATCGAACATATTAAAGCCGGCGCTGATATGGGTTATAGTGATGGTCCAGATCAGTTTCACATGGCAATAGCTAAGGAGCGTACTGGTGTTGATCCGGCTTCTGGTGGCACAGGTGGTGGGATTGTAAATCAAAAACGCGGCATCTACAGCGCCGCTGGTACTTCTATGGTAATGGCGCAGCAGAATAACAGGAACAACCTCCGTACTGGGGATATGCGCTCTGCTCATGTGAAGTTAGGTTGTAAGTTTCTTACAATGTATTCAAACTTTGGTATCGGAGAAAAACTCAAGAAATATGGCAGTGATGCTGAGAAATTGAAGAAGGCGCTTGATCTCTACCGCGACGGTACACTAGGTTTACGTCTTCGTCCAGCTTCGGCATCTGCTAACAAAGAACTTGAAAAACAAAATGACATTCTTATTTCAGACAGGCTTGATCGTTACTATCAGAGTCAAGCGCAAATTATTCAAGCAATCAGTTCTCCGGGTATTTCACCAGATTTGAAACAGTATTACTTGGAAATGCTTCTTGCGACAAGAGTATCAGCTATGACCTTGGCGCGTAACTTTAACCGTGATAATCCAGATGCGTTGCTACCTGACGTGTCAAAGATTATCGAAGCCGCGATGCAGCAGATGCAGCCGCAAGCAGGAGCAGGAAATGGAAATCAACAAAATCGAGGATCTAGTTCCATACCGAGTGGCCCTTCAGGAGTTATGGCTCAAGGAGGAGTTCCAGCCGGTGATGGAGTTGTTGAATAGCTTGAAACAAGAGGCGATCTCCTGGGCAAGGTATGATACAACTAAGGATAGCGCTGATACTGTAAAAGCGATCTCAGTCAAAATCAGTACGCAGTTAAGAGTAGTTGAGACACTTCTTGAGTTACCACAAAGGCTGAGAGAACTTGAGAAGCAACTGGAACATCAAGAAGCTCAAACATTGAAGATGAAACACTCACAAGAAGGAGGCGAAGTCTGATGGCACTGTTTACATGGCAAAAGAAGGTTAAGGAAGATGGGGCTGAGGAGTTCGCTCTTCCTGATGAGTTGACTACTAAGATCGAAGCTGGCGCTAATGCAGCGGCTGATCTTACTCCGAAGGTGACGCAGATTTTGGAATCTCTTGCAGGGATTAATAAGTTTGTGGAAACCCAGACAGCTAAGGATGCAGCAACTACTCGTGCGGCGGCGGCGAAGAGTTTAACTGAGTCTCAGTCTGAACTTGAGGAACGCATTGAATCTCTCATGCTCGAAGGTAGGACTAGAGAAGCTGTTGCTCTTGTTAGTCAGCCGGTTACAAATGAAGTATTGCTACTTCGTGCGGATCGGATTAAGCGTGAAGTCTTTGAAGATGCTGAGAAGTTTCCTTACTACTCTGGTGACATCAAGAAAGAGGTCGATGCGCTTCTTGAGAATCAGCCAGCGGCGTTTAGAAACAACGCGCAGAATGTTGAGAACTGTTATCATACGATTTTGGGTAAGCACACACCAGAACTTGTAGAAGGCAAACTTAAGAATCGTTTCGCCAGTTCAGAAGGCGGTCGTGGAACAAGTTCAGGTTCTGCTGGTAGCACCGCCGTAGCAGATGATAATAAAAATCGTCTCGCTGTACTGGAAGCGGATGAAAATGTCAAACGTGCTGCTAAGCATCTTGGGTTTACACCGAAGGCTTACGCTGAAATCTTAGATAAGGAAGGAATTGGTTATGCCTGAGATTAGTCACAAGGATGTAGCAGCAGCATTGAATGGTTCTAATGTTTCTGCGGCGGCGCTTGAAGAAGCTATCAAGCGTGTTTTAGCCAAAGGAAAGCAAGAGCGCATCGAAGCAGCTCAGCCAAAGGAACCGAATTGGGCTACCATGACTGAGCAAGATGCGTACAAGACTTCAACTTATATTCCTACAGTCGAGCACGAAGTGCCTGATTATATGAATATCAAGTTGAAAGATCCTGAATATGAGGTTGTATGGGCCTCGAAGGATCAGAGAAGAATCGGACAGCTTATGGCGGAAGGGTACGAGTTTCTGATAGCAGAGCACATACACCCTAGTTTCAAACTTCCTCTGGTGTTCGATTCGGACAAGCACTACTGCTATGTGGATGTTATTGCTTTACGTGTTCACAAGCGTATCCTTTACGGCAAACGTCGTGCAGGATTAGAACTTTCACAGCGCCAACTTGGAAACAATCGTAGACCGCCAGCGACGAGGGTTTCAGGTACTTTCGATCTTCAAGAAGTTCCTATGAATCCAGAAGTAGGCTCATTCTACGATCCAGTAGCTTAACTTTAACCTTACGGTGTAGCAGGCATCGTCCTAACAGCAAATGAGGAGAGTGTATGGCAGCGGCAAATCTTACTACACATCTGCCGATTCTACAAGTGCTGGAGAAGGCGGGTACTACGCCGTTTACCAGCTCTCAACCCGAAGCAGCGGGACAAGCTTTCTTGTCAGGAACTCCTGTGCAGTTGAATGGCTCAGGATTCGTACAGGCTTGGGATGGTACGACAGTGACGGCTGGGATTCTAGGAATTTCAGAATCCTTTGGTGTTAACCTTAACATTGCGGGTGCAGGTGCTCCTGTAGCGCCGTTTGGTGGTGTGACAGGAAACATGGCAATTCAAACCTGGGGTGGCGTGGTTAATCAGCCTCTGGGTGTGAATATCGCACTTGGTACGCCGGCTACTGATGGCCGTACTCTGTATATGGAGCCGAATCAGGATAACATCTTCCAAGCTCTGTACGACAACTCCACTGGTACGGTGACTGCCAACTGGACCACCACGCAAGCAACTGTTGGTGCTATTCTTGGTCTAACCAAGGATGCTAATGGTTACTGGTATGTTGACGGTGGCAAGACTGGCGTTGCTGCTTGTGTACAGGTCGTTGGTCTTCCGATGGGACCGGGACTCAATTCTCTTGTCAACTTTGTCTTCCTAACCGCAGCGATTCAAGTAGCTTAATCGAAGGAGATCATTTATGCCTCAAGTAAGAGCAAAATTCGCACAACTGATGCAGCCGGGGCTTAAGAAGATTTACTTCGATTGCCTTGACAATCAGTTGAAATCGTCAGACTATCCCAAGGTGTTTCATGAGGTAGATTCTGACTCTGAGTATGAGCAAGAACTTGAGATGGCAGGTATCTCTGTGCTGCTTGAAAAGCCTGAAAATGCCTCGACTTCTTATACAGAAATGAAGCAGGGAGCTTCTAAGAGAGTCGAGCCTCTGACATACTCCCTTGGTATTAGGACTTCCAAGGAACTGTATGACGATGACA